ACTAACTTTTGAATATTTTCAGGTAGAGGTTTACCAGTAGCTTGAGCTTCTACTATAGCTTCTTCAACTTTCTCTTCAAGCTCTTCTACTTCTTCTGTTACTTCTTCAAGAGTGGGTTGGTCATCTTGAACCCGCTCTTCTTCTCCGGTAACTTCTTCAACTGCTGCTTCGACGTTTTCTTCACGTACTTCTTCGCTAGTTTCGGATTCGTCGCGAACAGGTACCTCATCTGTGCTTTGCTCTGTAACGGCATCTTCTTCTTGTGTTATTGGTTTACTTAAATCTATTTTTATAACATCGTCGTTACCTGCAGATTTAAATTTACTTTCATCAACTTCTCGAGTTGTCTGTTCAACTTGTTGAGTTTCCTCAACGTTTTCCATTTCTTGTTCCATAATATATAATATAAAAAATTAGTGTTTATTTAGGGTCAAATGATCCTAGGTTAAATCCACCACCGAGTATATCATTACCGGCAGACTCAAACTTTTTAGGTGAACCACCTGACTTTCTTTGCTCTATAAGTTCACTTTGCTGTGAAGCTTGTATCTTTGTTCTTTCGTCTTTACGATCTTCTTTGTTGTTTTCTCTAGACTTCAAAGCTTCAACTTCCATCTCTCTAAGCTTCATGTTTAATTGAAACTCATACTCCATTAATTGTTTCTTTAAATTAGCTTCTTGTGTTTTAGCTTGAGTATCTAGCTGAGCTTGCGCTTGTGCTAACTGTATTTTAGTTTGAGCAACAACCTGTTCTTTCTGAGCTTCAGCTTGAGCTTTAGCTTGAGCAGCCTGAGTGTTAGACTGTGTTTGCATTTGAATATTTTGCTGTTGTATTTGTCTGTCTCTCTGCTCTTTCTTTTTGCGTCTAATTTTAAGCAGTTGATTAGCTAGCTTTACATTTCTAATCTCTCTAATATCAATAGCATCTTCAAGATTTATATTTTCTTTAGATAAAGCAACTTGTATATTATTTTCTAGTTTAGCTTTTTCCTCTTCATCTGGAGCTAGCTCTAAGAATATGCCAAAGTCGTATAAATGTAACTGACTCATCTCTTCAAGAGTAGCAGCATTGTGAGCGCCTATAGCTTGTATGAAAGCTTCTGATGTAGGTGAATATTCTATAATGTCAGATATTCTAAGAGATAAACACTCTGCTGTTTCTACAGTTAAATACATACCAGCTTGAAGTATGTGTCTTGTTGCGGTGTTTGAGTTTTGAGCAGCTAGCTTTTGTAAACCTACTAAAGCATTTTTATCAGGTGTGCTACCATCTCTAGCTTCGTTTAATCCGGTCACGTCACGTATCATCTGAAGATAGTAATTGTAGTTGCCTATTAATGCTTGCATCTTATTACCACCAGATCCTGAAGTTATTTCTTGAATAGGTACTTTGCCAGGATTCATATCACCTTCTTGTGTAAACGATCTACCAATAACAGAACCTGTTTGGAAGAACATGTTTAAAGCTTCCTGTGGATTATAGTTTGTACCATTACCTAAATCTATTTCAGCTAAACCATCAGCGTCTAAGTAAACACCGTCTGGTACCATGCGAGACATAACTTGCTGTAGCTTTAAGTGCGTAAGTTGTATCATATCTGCAAAACCAGTGATACGACCAACTAAACTCTCTGCTCTACCATTGTAAACTCTAGGAGCTACAATAGCATAGTTCATTTTAACTTTAGTATAATCACTTTTAGTTCGCATCATATTTTTAGACATCTCCCATTTAAGAAGCTTATCTGTTCCTAATATCAAAGCACCTTCATACAAACACTCAACAGATCTTTGCAGTTTAGCAAAGTTTCCTTCCATGTTTTCAGGAGGATTAAACGTGTCGTCTTTAGGTATAGCTCTCTCTCCTCCAGTACCAGTCTCTTTCATTTTATAAACTTCGTTCATAAAAGTCTTGTAGTTGAAATAAAGAACAGATACTATATTGTTATCTACTCTATTTCTACTGCCATGAGAATAATTGTTTCTATAAGCGTAATTAGTCTTTTGTACTTCTTTTAAATCTTCTTCTTTTAAATGCGGAAACTCTTTTACTAACTCATTTATAGGTATTTCTTTAACTTCACCAACATAGTATAGATCATCAAAGTAAGGCGACTCAGTGTAAGAATAAACAATATCAGCTGGATCTACATACTTAACAACAGCTCCTTCAGAAGTATTAAAAGATGTTTTAACAGCACCAATACCTAGAGTTACTAAATCGTAATAAAACCTTTTTTTAATAAGATCGTATTTACTACCTCTCATCAATACGTTTATAGCTTGCTCTTCTGCTAACTCAACTTCTTGTTTATAGCTTAGCTGCATGTGTAGCGCTAACTCTTCTGTATCTTGAGGTAAAGAGTCTCTGTCGTTTTCGTACATATCTATACCAAACGTCTCACCAATTTGATCGTTGAAACTTTTAGTATTCATATCTCTAAGTATAGACTCCATATACTCTGTTCGTTTAGACACGCCGTATGGATCTTGTGAATAAGCTTTTATCTCATAATCTTTATCAGCCATACCATTTACAACAATATCTACGAACTTAGGTATAATTGGAACTGGTTTCCAGTCTAAGTTTAAATAAGATAAATCACCATCTATAGATAATTCATCTTTATACTTTTGTATTGACTGTTCTCCTCTAGCGTATAACCTTAATCTGTGAAAGTTTGCTTGTTGATCTCTGTATCTATTTTTACTTCTACTTTGATCAAACTCAAACCACTCATTCTGTATAGCTTTAGCTACTTTTAACCCGTATTCGTAGCTTATTTTTTCTAAATCACTAACTACTTGACTAGGGAAATAACTATGTGAAACTGATCGAGCCATTTATCTTTTAATTATTTTAGACATATTACCAGAATTGTTGTATCTAGCAAAGTTTATATTTAAATTCTTTTTTTCTTTTTTTGCTACAGGCGTATATAAGTGTCTGTTGCAAGCCATTATTGCTAAGCCAGAGCTTATAGAAGCATCAAACTTAGTTCTCTTGTTAATATCAAACTTAGCCCAATCATTAAGGGTTGCGTTAAAATAAACATTACCGTAGTTGCCTTCTTTATCAATACCTACGTGATCATTTATATACATCTCAATAGCAGCAGCGTGGGCTTGTTTTATATCCTCACTCGAGTTAGGGATACCTCCCACTTCGCGCTCTGCTACCGACAATTTGTTCCAAACTTTATCAGGTCTATTCATACTGAATGCTCTATAACCTCTACGCTTAAAATAGTATAGTAGTCTTGGTTTATTGTTCTCAGCAAGTAGTGGCATGCCATAAAAAACACAAGCCATTAACACATCTTCAAAAAACATTTCAGCGGTTTGTGGTCTTGCTAAATACTCTAAAAAAAAGTGATTAGCAGGAGCGTTTTCCATTGAAAACTTAGTTAGTCCGTGTAAAGCTCCTTTCGATCCTTTTCCGTCAACTGTGCCGCTAATATCATAGCTGTCACAACCAAAAGCTCCAACGTGTTCATTTGCTGGATACTTCACTCCATTCTTTAATATCACTCTATTTTGTAGTTTTCTATCTGGAACCCAACTAATATTAAATCTACCGTTAGGATCTGGATTAAAAACCACTTGAGTGTCTTTAACTCCGTTAACCCATTGAAAGTTACCAGTTGTAACGGCAGAGCTGTTTCTAATACCTTCGTTATAATCTATTTGCTCGTATATTTTAACTAAATTAAATATACTATTTTTCGTTTCATCTCTGAACGCATGCTCTTCAGTTCTTGGAAACTGTCTGTAAAACTCATTTAAAGCATCTTGGTCATCACGTAACCCATCAGCTTCGTTTTCCCAATGATCGATAACACCTACGTCTATTAGTTCACCGTCTGGTCCATAACACTCTCGTGTTGGAGTATCAAATACAGGTCGTCCAAACTCATCAATAAAGCCTTCATAGTTCCATTCCATTGGGATAAACAAAGAGTATAAACCAGATCGTGTTTGACCATTTCTATTTCTTTTT